AGCCATATTAGGTAAAGTGTTGTATACTGATGAAAAATTAATGCCAGTTTCCCTGCTTAATTCTCTTATTGAAAAATCATTATTTAGATATAAAAGAAATAGCTTCTTATCGTACCAAGTCCAATCGTTAATAAGATTCATGTAAGGTTCTACTTCCTCTAACTTGTTTATATAGTCATCCGGTATGTTTAAAATATCCTCGTCTATCTCAACCTTAATTACTTTCTTTCTATGTAAATCCATAGTTAAAGAGCGCAAAGTAAAATAGAAATAAGCCTCATTTATATCTTTACCGTGAACCTTAATATAAGCCTCTTGCACTATATCCTCAGCGTAAGTTTCCTCGCCAAATCTTTTTACTATCTCAATCCAATGCTTGTGCTTGTCGTAAATGTGCTTCATTTGTTTGAATGTATTAAGCAAAATAAGCATTCGCCCTTATTATTCAAAGGGTTACAACAAATTGAGCATATAGAGTAACTTTTCATTTATCAAAGTTATATAAAAATAATTGAATTATACAAATTTAATTTATTTGTTACAATTTTTAAATTATTTGTGACAAACTTTTAAACTCAAAATCTATAAATTCATTTCCTTTAGTAGTTAAATGCTTCATCACTTTTAGCTTATGGATTAACTTATCATTAAATCCGTACTTTTTTTGCAGTATATCGATAAAAGGTTTTAAGAAATTATCTATATCAGCTAAACTACTACTCATACCTACATTAATTTTAAGATAATATGGAGCTTCTGGTATAGTCATTGGCTTGAGTTTAAACCACATCTCTTTCTCATATGCTAAATAAGCCTTTGTCTTGAATCTTTTTCCTTGCCAGCATTGGTTTACGCTTAATGGTTTTATATATACTCTCATCGCTTTAAAATTGAAATAAATTGAAATCCAAAGTTACTACTAAATCCATATCTTTTTTTCATTATATAATTTTAACCATTTATATCTCTCAATGCAATAATATTTTTTTAATTCCAGATTCTTAAAAGTATCAATTGTGTTTAATATTTTACCATTATCTTCAGAGCTTACCGCAATCCATTTACCATCCTTTGAGTAAAAAAAGTTTTGATTAAATGAGCCTTTAGAATCTATCAATTCAGTAGGAGTAATTTTATAAGGATTATTTACTTTCTTCTTTGCCATCTATCAATTCATTTAATCCCATTATTATCTCATCTAATAAATTTAAACAACAAGGTTCTAAATCTACATTATGATTCTTAATTTTATCGATGTAAGCTCTTAATAAATCTATCATAACTCCTCCCAATTTTTAGCAAAGTTTTCTATTTGATTTCTTAATAATTCATTCTCCTGCATTAACTTATCTCGCTCAACCATCGAATCTCTAAGCAAGGTTCTTAACTGGTAAGCATGGTCATTAATATTGCTAAATTTAGTCAATATCTCATCCAATTTCATTAATCTATTTAAAGATGCTTTGTATTTTGTGTTTATGCCTTGATTGGCTTTGTATGCTTGAGCTTCTTTAATCATTTGATAGATTATACTACTTGCCTCTAATAATTCATTAGATGGCTTTAAAATAGTATCAATCTCAAATTCTCTATTCTCAGCTAAAATCTTATAATAATCTTTCATAATTAAAAATCTAAGTTAGGATTAATATTTGAATTAATTTTTTGCTTTGGTTTATCATGCTCAAAAGCATAACTATTATTTGCTGATATTTCCTCGTAATATCTATTCTTTTTCCAATCAAAATACAAAGATGTAATTCCTCTGGTAGCTACTCCTTTTGGTTTAGCTTTCTCAACTGAAATTAATACTTGATTATCTTTGTAAGGTTGACCATGCTCATCAAATAAAGCTACTGGCGGTCGCCAAAGGTTAATCCAAGTCATTGCCTTTCTAAATAGAGCTTGACCACCTGCCGCCTCCCTTGCCATTGGCATAGGATAGTACCTAATATTATTCTTCTTATCCTCTATCACTTGCTGGCTTGATGGATGTAAAGTTAAAATACAATGCTTTTTATTCTTTTTGCAGTATCTTCTTATCTCTCCGCATAAATCCTCAATGTATAAATCCTGCCTCGCTCCATATTTGCTCATATCATGGCGCATTTCGTTATAAGGGTCGCATAATATTATCTGCTCATCAGTTACTAAGTGCGTTAAATCGTCAAAAGAGTAGCTTTTATCGTCTGAATCTACTATTGTAAACATCTCATCGATGTAGCTAATAGCGTTATAATACTCCGTATCTGAGGCTGAATTGCTCATTGACTTATAAAATTGTTTGCCGGTATACTTATGGATAAACTCTGCGTAAATATCCTCGACGCTACCAGTTTCTGGCGAATAAACTAAAGTCTTTTTACCATACTTGTAAGCCTGATTGAAGATTAATTCAAAACTAAACTCAGACTTGCCATGATGTGGTGCAGCTAAGATGAAAGTATAGCTACCCTGTTTTATAGAATAGATAGCGTCTAAGGCATCAAATCCAGTTAGATCTCCATTTGGGTTACCTATCTTCCTCATATCGTTTAAGGATGCTTCTATATCTGAAAATTTCTTTATCATTAGTTCATAAGTTTAGGAGAATAGCCACCATTTTGATTCTGCAAGTTTACTTTGTTTTCCTCTTTAAACCAAACTGCATTCATTTTGCTTTTCCAATTCTTAACCTTATTTCCTTTGCCATCGAACCAGTCGCTCTCATTGTAATAGTTAAAAGCTCGGATGGCTACACTTTCTTGATAACCATTAACAGAGAAGTATTCTTTTACTTGTTCAATAGTTGGTACTATATCTTCTCTTTTCTTTTCTTCTCTTTTCTTTTCTGTTACACTTTGCTTAGCCTTTGGTAAGGTTTGCTTAGCCTCTGCTAACTTTTGCTTAGCCTTTGGTAAAGCTCCTAACTTACCTTGTACAGAACGTAAATCTCTGATTTGTTGGAAGTCATTTAATTGCTCGTTTAGGAAGTCAATATAGATTCTATTGTCTTTATCTAAGTTGATAAATCCCTCGTCTAATAACTTACATACAAGCTCATCATTAACTCGATAAAGTATATCAGTTAATTTTATTGAACCGTTATTATTCCAAACCATACATACACATTGCACAAATGCTCCTTGCACTTCTAAAGTTTGAAATGAAATTTTACCTATCAACCACTCGGCTGGATAGAATTTAAAAAATGGAAGTTCTTTGCTCATAATTTTATTTAATTAATAGTAAAAAAAGGAATCAAACTTATCATTTTAAATTTGATTCCTATAAAATAAATTTAAAATAAAGTCAAAGTACTATTTTTTTCTTCTACAAAAGCCTTATGATTATTTGAATTAAGTTTAAAATAACTTTCCTTTAATTCTATACTAATAGACTTTCTATTCATTTTAATTGCAGAGCATCCCTCAGAACCTATACCTCCAAATGGACTTAAAACCGTTTCTCCTTCATTTGAATATAAATGTAATATTCTTTCAATAGTATCTAATTGTAAAGGACAAATATGTTTTTCATCATTACCATCCCTGCCACTTCTATATTGCAAAGTCCTGCTATAATCAATATCATACCAAACTGGACTTGCATACTTTTGCCATAAATCAACTGGCAAATAATCTAAACGACTGCTATCAGTATCCTGATGAGTTATTGGAGTTAAATTTTCTCCTGCATTTCTAAAAAATAAAACGTAATCAGGAATACCTACCCTTGTCATTGAGCTATCTTTTTTAATTGTTTTATGCAATAATCCTAAAGCCTTAGTCCTTTGCATCTCAGTGACTGGGTTTTTCCATAATGTAGCCCTTGAGTGATATATAAAACCTTCACTTTGGAACCATTCAATGAGCATTCCGCTAAAATCCCTTAATCCAATATATCCCTCTTTACCTTTTTGAATAGGTAAATCCATACAATGAATAGCGCATATCCTGCCATCTTTTAATGTTCTTTTAAGCTCAGGGATTAAAAATTTAAAATGTTGCTCAAATTGTTTGTAATTAGATACGTTACCCATATCCTCTTCCTTATCTGAATAAACATATAAATCTGCAAATGGAGGCGAAAATACTACCAAATCAGCGCAATTATCTGGGAGCTTTGCAGTTTCCTCAACGCAATCTCCATTTATTAAATGATATTCATTTGTTTTAATTTCCTT